GAAGAAGGCGGCGATGACGATATGGACATGGGAAGCGGTGAAGGAGACGACGAAATGGACATGGGTGATGATGAAATGGGTGGAGACGAAGAAGGCGACATGGATATGGAAGAGCCAGCAGAAGAAGAGAGCTTTACATACGAGCGTCAGGATCCAACAAACCTATCAGCAGCAGAGCAAATGCGAGAGTATGTTGAAAAAGTTGGTGGAGCAGAATTCCCAGGACCAGGCAAAATGGGCGACAACGGTGTTTACACTAAGTCTCCAGTAGCTGGTAAAAACGACATGGGCGGAACTACAGCTAACTTGATGAACGCAGGGACCTCAAATGTAACAACAGTTGCAGCTAAAGGTCAACTCCAAGGTGCTCAGATGCAATCACCAGTACCAAAAGTCGACGATATGGGAAACGTCAACAAACCAGGAGCCAAAGCGGCTAAAAGTTTCTACAAAAATAACGGAAAAGGTTATGGAGCAGAAAAAACTGGAGCTATGTCAAAAGAGACAGCAGCAGACAAAAGCGCAGGAAGCCCACTTAACGGCGCACCAAAGCGTGCCAAGTAATTAGGAATAATGGATGGATTTATTACGAGAGCACTTAACGTTCGACCAGGCACAAGTAATCGTTGAGAATGCCAACGAAGGAAAAGACTTGTATATGAAAGGTATTTGTATACAAGGCGGAGTACGAAACGCAAACCAGCGAGTCTATCCTGTAAATGAAATTGGCAGGGCTGTTAAAACACTCAGCGAACAAATTGCAGGCGGATATAGTGTTCTTGGTGAAGTAGATCATCCGGAAGGCCTAACAGTCAATTTGGATCGTGTATCACATATGATTAATGAAGTATGGATGGACGGTCCAAATGGCTACGGCAAAATGAAGATTTTACCAACGCCTATGGGCTCACTGGTAAAGACTATGTTAGAAAATGGTGTAAAGTTAGGGGTATCATCTCGCGGATCAGGCAACGTGTCAGAAGACGGACAGAATACAGTATCGGATTTTGAAATTATTACAGTTGATGTAGTAGCACAACCATCTGCACCGGGTGCGTATCCAACACCAATTTACGAACATTTAATGAATACTAAAGGCGGCTACAGAGCAATCAATGTAGCTAAAGATAAGGGAGCTCAAAGAGCTCTAAAAGAATCTCTGATTAATGTAATCAGCAGACTCCAATAATAGGAGAAGATTATGTTGGAAGCACTTAATTCTCTGTTAGAAAATAATGTAATTTCTGAGAACGTGCGCCAAGAAATTCAAGAGGCATGGGACCTGAAGGTTAAAGAAAACCGGATGGAAGTCACATCAATGCTTCGTGAAGAATTTGCTCAAAAGTATGAGCATGATAAAAATGTTATGGCAGAAGCAATTGACAAAATGGTCACTGACAAGCTAAGTGTAGAAATGCAAGAGCTAGCAGAAGATCGTAAGCAGTTAATTGATGCTAAAGCCAAATATATCAAAAAAGTTCACGAAAGCTCGCATGTACTAAAGCACTTTGTATCTGAGCAACTAAAACAAGAAGTTACACAACTTCATGAAGATCAGAAAACAATGGCTAAAAAATTCCGTATGCTGGAAGAATTTGTGGTGGACAGTTTAGCGAAAGAAATTGCTGAATTCCAAACAGATAAAAATGACTTAGCAGAAACAAAAGTTCGACTTGTACGAGAAGCAAAAAATCGTTTCTCAACTATCAAGAAGACATTTGTCAGCGAAAGCGCTCAAAAAATTCAAACAATGGTTGGACGAGTTCTTACAAAAGAAATTGGTCAGCTTAAAGAAGACATTGAGACGGCTCGCAAAAATGACTTTGGGCGTCGATTGTTTGAGGCATTCTCAGTTGAGTATAGCAATAGCTATCTAAATGAGAAAACTGAAACATCTAAATTGATGAAAGTTGTTAACATCGCTGAGAAGCGATTAGCTGAAGCCAAAACACATATGGCCAAGCAAAATAAAGCAATTGAAGCTTCTAAAGCTCAAATGCATAGAATGAACGAAACTATTAAACGTGAAAAGATTATTACTGATCTTGTAGAGCCGTTGAACAAAGCTAATAAGCAAGTTATGCTTGATCTATTAGAGAGTGTTCAAACCGGTCGGCTAAAATCAGCATTTGACAAATATCTTCCGACCGTTTTAGAAGAAAAAGTAAACACTACAACTCAAAAGGCAACGTTAACAGAAGGCAAAGAAATTACAGGCAACAAAAAGACACAACAATCAACAGGTGCAAGAGATAATGTCATTGACATTCGAAGACTTGCAGGACTTAATTAAGGAGAAATTAAATGTCAGAATTGTTAGAAAGTCGCTGGCAGGATA